TTGGGCCAACTCATTCACCGATACTTTTGTCGATGCGCTAACAGGCGCGCAATCCAGCTTCAGCGGATTTGTAAACAGCATACTAAAAGACTTGCTTCGCCTTAGCGTTCAACAGAACATCACAAAACCGCTTTTTGATAGCTTAGGCGGTGGTGGCGGTTTTCTTGGTAAGCTATTCGGCGGTAGCAGACACTCAGGCGGTGTGGTTCCGGGCCGACCTGGAGAAGAGCGGTTAATGATGTTACAGGCAGGCGAGCGCGTTATCAGCAACGGGCAAAATCAGGCTATGGCAAAATCCGGCGGGATGAATGTTAATATCTACAACAATTCAGGCGCGCAGGTGCAAGCTACACAGCGCCAAGGGTCGAACGGTGTCGAGCTTGACATTACCATTGATAAGATCGTCGCTGAAAAGCTATCCAGCCCTAGCCGTTCAAGTAGCGCGCTTAAAAATGTTTATGGATTAAGACCGAAGGGATATTGATATGTCTAACACTTGGCCTTTTGGATTGACAGATAAGCCATTAGTCGATGGCTACAGCGAGGGACAGCCCGATACTATTTTAGAGACGCAGTTAGACAGTGGCCCACCTTCAAGGCGCAGGGTAGCTACTGACGCACCGAAGCCGATAACATGCGTTTTTGAATTGGACTATACAGATGTCGCAAGCTTTCGCACTTTCTACGAAACAACGCTTTCAGGCGGTTCTGATACTTTTCAATGGAACGATCCGATAGACGGTTCGCAGTACAATTGGCAATTCACAGGTGCACCACAGATTAGCGCTGTAGGTGGTCGATTGTATCGCGTGACTTGCAATCTTCTCAGGTTGGTAAGCTAATGGCACGAACGCTATCTAGTGCATTAAAAACAGAGGCAGAGGCGCAAAACCAGACGGACGCGCTTTTAGCTTTAGTTAAAATCGAGCAGGCCGATATATCGACGCTTTACCTCGTCAAAAACGGCGAGAACGTGACGAGCAACAGTCAAGTATATACCGCTTTTCCGTTCGATATAAAAATACCCGATGACAATGAAGAGAGCGCGCCACGTGTAACGGTGACTTTCGATAATGTGGATCAATCTATCGTCACGAATATTCGAAGCATGACAACCGAAGCGACTGTTACACTTTCTTTTGTTCTTGCAAGCCAGCCTGATACAGTAGACTTGGGCCCGTACGTTTTCCAGCTTAAAAACGTGCGCTATGACCGCTTCACAGTCGAGGGCGATTTGTCTTACAAAGACATATTCAATATGCGTTTTCCAGCAGACAGAATAACGCCGAACAATTTCCCATGTATTGTCAGGTAGGTAATAGTGTGGAGCACTGGACGGACAAATACCTGAACATTCCCTACAAGCCCAAAGGTAGAAGTATGCAGGGTTTGGATTGTTGGGGGTTGGTTCAAGCTATCTATAGCAAGGAGTTGTTTGTCGTTTTACCTGGCTTTCTTGAAGATTACGACGATATATCACGCTCTCAGGTGTCAACCGCGATTAGCAAAAACATGCGCGATTGGTTTGAGGTTGAAAAAGGGCAGGAACAAGCTTTTGACGTTGTTGTTTTGAATATCAGAGGTTTGCCGACTCACGTGGGTGTTTTAGTCGATCCTGAGAGAAAATTATTTATTCATGTCTCGCCTGATAGCTTTGTTACGATTGAAAGGCTCGATTCTAAAAAGTGGTATAATCGAATACTAGCTTTTATGCGTCTGGACTTAAAGAAGTGAACGAATTAGAAGAGAAAAAAACAGCCCTGGAAAAAGCCAAAGTCGAGGTATACGTTAAGCCTAACGCCTTCAATGATTTGAACGTCAAGCATATTATCCCAACAGGTAAAAATATCCATCAAATTCTGGATGATTTGAAGATTGGGAAAAAGTGTACTGTATTGCTAGGCGACTCTAAGATAAACCCAAATTTTTACAAGTTTGTCTATCCAAACGGGAATGAGCCACTAGGTATTGTGGTAGGTGTTGAAGGTGGAGACGATGACGGGAAAGGCGTGCTTGGTCTTGTCGCTTCAATTGCTTTGACTCTTGCTGTTCCAGCTCTCGCGAAGTCTAGCTTTATCACTAAAGCTCTAGGGCTCAAGGGTAGCGCCGCACTCGCCGCTAGTGGGTTAATTGTTGGCTTTGCAGGGCAGTTAGTCAGTAAGGCTTTGATTAAGCCACCAACACAGCCGAGTATCGGGCTTGATAGCTTTAGTGCTACTGCACCGATTCAAAGTCTAACGGGGATACAGAATCGGACGGGCGACTACAATGTTATCCCAGTTCTGTTTGGAAAAAATCGCGTTTACCCTATCATCTTGTCTGCCTTCACTGAGATATTCGACAATCAGCAATACCTTAGAATGCTTTTTCTTGTGGGTTATGAGGATGACGATACCAAGCTTGAATTGTCAGATTTTAAAATAGGCGAAACCGCTTTAGAGAATTATACAGACGTTGAAATGGCGTACAATACGCGCTTTGCAGATATGACAGACGCGGAGCAAAATCGCTGGTTTCCCAATATTGTTCAAACCGACCTGAGCGTTAGCTTGACGAACGCGGCGAGTTGGCAGACTCAAACAACGGAAACCGACAGCACTGGGATAATTGTAGATATAACCTTTCCTTCACTAGTTGGGTACAACAGCGCCAGCGGTGCAAAATATTCGGTTTCGGTCAACTTCGAAATACAGTACAGGCCGACAGGTTCAAGCGATTGGATACCTTTCGCTAAGGAAGAGACGGATTTGAGCGCGGGCAGTTTGGATACATTGACCCAAAGTAGATTCAATCACACAAGCAGTCGTGTAGGATCGAAAATTTACGCCATAGGCGGTGCTATTTCTGCAGTGGCGCACACTACAAGCATCGAAGAATATGATATAGCTACAAATACCTGGACAACTAAAACGGGCGTTTTGCCACAGGCTATCGAGCAACACGCGGCGGTTGTTGTTGGCACGGATATTTATATTTTCGGCGGTAACACAGTAGTAGCCAATCAGAATAAAGTTTACAAGTACGATACCGTTGCGGATAGCGTTAGCACTCTAGCAGATATGCCAGCTTCACTAACAGGAGTACAAGCGATACAGGTTAAAAATGGTAGCTTTTCAAATCTGATTTTCGTCTATGGTGGCTTCAATGGCTCGAACGCGGTAGCAAGCCTTTACGCTTACTCTATCAGCGGTAACAGTTGGACGACTATTACACCAGGCTACACTGGATCAAGTAACGCGAGTTTAAGGTATAGAACGCTAGGCGCGATTTTCCAGAGTTCAGAAGATAGAAATTCATTTGTCATTGCAGGTGGGTTATTGCAAGACGGCACAACCGCGACAGCTAATTATCTAGGCGTTCAAATCGGTGGTACGGCTGGAAGCCCTACGGCTTTAGTTTCCACGTTAGATGAAAAGATAAACCTGCCTGAAGCGCGTTATTTTCACGCAGTAGCAGAGGACGCGAGCGATCCAGGTCAGGTATATTTTGCAGGTGGTATAACTAGCGGTGGATACAGCGACGAAGTTATCAAGTCGCAAACTCACTATCCATACGCAAGCAGTAAATTAACTGACACAATGGATGTTAACAGGGCGGGACTCGGATTCAACGAGCAGGACGGTACTTTGTATGTTGACGCTGGCACAAGTAACGGAAGTACAGCACTTAATACAATGCTTTCAAGTGATAACGCCTCAAAGGCAATCACGGGCGCTACATCTACGACTTTGCGAAAGAGTTACAGAATTGAAGGCTTAACCGCCGATCAATACGATGTCAGGATTAGGAGAACGACTGCTGATAGCTCAAGCAATTATATTCAAGACGTAGCAACTTGGACAGCCATTAGAAGTATTAAATCTAGCGATGCGGTTACTTTCTCCTATGCAAAAACTGTAGCGCTTAGGATTAAAGCAAGCGAGCAGTTAAATGGCGTACTTGATAGCTTCAATTTCATTTCTGAAACTTACCTACCTGTTTATACTGGTGGCAATTGGGTAACGCAGAAAACACGAAATCCAGCGTGGGCGTATAGTTACGTGCTTCGTGGAATCGCGGCGAAAGAAGCGCTAGCAGATGCAAAGTTAGATACAGCCTCGATTTCTGATTGGGCCACGAATTGCGATAGCGACAATTTTTACTATGATAAAGTCTGGGAGAGCGAGACGGTATCACAGGACATACTCCAAGAAATTGCGGCGGTAGGTCGTGCAAGCGTTTCTTATTTTGACGACAAAATAGGCGTGATTCAGGACAAAGCTATCTCGACCTATACACAACTATTCAGCCCTAGAAATATCGTCAAGAATAGCTTCGTAGGAAGCAAAGCGTTCACCGAAGTTCCGCACGCGCTCAAGGTTAGATTTAAAAACAGCGAACAGGATTATATCGAGGATGAGCGTATAGTCTATCGAGATGGATATAATGCTGACGGATCAGGCGGGAATACGATAGCGACGAACATCGAGGAAATAACATACCCAGGGATAACAACTTCGGATCACGTTTACAGACGGGCTCGCTATGACTTGGCGGTCGGCGTGCTTCGTCCTGAGATATTCAGCTTCAAAACTCCATTCGCTCATCTTGTAGCTACGCGAGGCGATAAAATTAGGCTACAGCATGACGCGGCGGTCATTGGATTAGGTGGGGCAAGGATAACGGCTCTTGATAGTAGCGGTGCGAATATCGACGAGATAACGCTAGATAATTCTATTCAGACTTCAAGCGGAACGGATTACACGATAAGAATTAAGGCGGAAGATGGGGACGTTTTCGAAGAGACTGTTACTGTAGCAAGTACGGGCTTGAATAATGTTTTCAATATAACGACTCCAACGAACGCGACAGGCAGTTATGCGGTCGGCGATCATGTTCTAGTGGGTGAAGATGGTGAAGAAGGTATCGACGCGATTATTAGTGAAATTCGATACGATTTTGATTTGATTGCAGAGATAACCGCTGTCCCATATAACGCGACTATTTACAATGTTGATAGCGAGGCGATACCTACATACACGACAGTCATTACAAAGACACAAGCAGAGATTAGGGGCGAGCCACCATTGCCGGGTGTTGAAGCTGTTGTATCAGATGAGTTTGTAATGATTCGCGGTGCTGGTGGTAGTTTGTCGCCAGCGATCAAGATTGATATAACGCCTTTCAATGGCACGGGTGGTGTGCCTGCCTTTATCCAAGCAAGAGCGCGCAGGACTGACGATTATAACGGAAATTACGTCTACTCACCACAGGCGAACGCGGAAGATAACACGGTAAAAATTCCAGATGTTGAGGAAGGCGCTACATATGACATTTACGTGCGCTACGTAAGCAAAGATTTTAGAGCGGGGCCGTGGGGTTTAGCTCAAGCAGGGCACACCGTAACAGGAAAAAGCACGCTACCGCCTGACGTTTCAAACTTCGCTATCACTTTTCAAAATACAGGCTTTTTGCTGACTTGGGACACTGTTACCGTTCCAGACTTCAAGGAATATATTGTTAAGGTTGGCGCATCATGGGGCGCGGGTACTATTGTTGCTACGACAAAGACAAATGAGCTTTTTTTGGACGCTACGGCGAGCGGTAGCTATAACTATCACGTTAAAGCTGTCGATGATAGCGTAAACTCTAACGAGAGCGAGACAGAGGCGACTTTAAGCTTTACAGTTAACGCGCCTGGAACACCTCAAAACTTGAGCGGTCAGAGTAGGCAGGGAACAGCGTTGCTGAGTTGGACAAGCCCTGCTTTTTCTTCGCCTCGCCGTGAGTACGGAGTGCGCTTTTATAAAATCTACCGCTCTTTGAGTTCTGAAACTTTCTCGAACGCTACTTTGATTGCTGAGAGTGAAACGACTACTTATGCGTATCAGGAAGCGAGCGCAGGGACTTATAAATACTATATCAGTGCTGTTTGTTTTGGTGGGAATGAGTCTGCAACTTCAGCGAGCATTGAACTTGAAGTCGATGACTCTGTCAACTTTATTTTACAAAGTACTACTACCGATACAGATTTTACCGCCGGAACTGCTACAGGGTTGAGCTATGAATTGAGCGGTGTTTATCCGTTGATTCCAACGACTGCATGGCAGACGGTGCACAGTAACAACAGCTGGACGAGCGTTCAGGATCAAATTGACGCAGGGTATACGTATTTTGTTCAGCCGACAAGCACCAGCGGAAGCAGTTACGAAAGAGTGATTGATTTAGGCGTTCAGCTTGGAAACGGTAAGATAACAGTAACGCAATCGCAAACGGCTATAGATGGGACTTTGACTACTGATGTTACAATCAGCGTAAGCAAAGACGGTGTAAGCTATACAGACTATTTAAACCCGGTGGATTTGCAATTAGTTGTGACAGGCTTTAGATATGTGAAAGTGCTTTTTGAGTATAGCGGAGACGGTACTACGATTGCTAGATTGAACAGCGTTACAATCACCGTGAACGCGAAGCCGATCCAAGAAACTGGAACGGGCACAACGGGAGCAGGTGGAAGCGTTACAGTGACACCAATCTTGAGCTATAATGTATTCGCTTCTGTGATTGTAACTCCTTCGAGTGGTGGGGCTACTGCTTTGCTAGGATATGCGGATTTGACAAACGAGCCGACTAGCTTCGATGCTTACGTTATAAACACAAGCGGAGTTGGACAGGTAGGCGAAACTTTTAGCTATGTTATTATAGGATATTAGGCAGGAATTATGGCAGTAACATACGATTTTCAAACCCCAGGCGTGAGCACAAGCGCGGCTGATACTCAGGAAGATATTAGAAATATTGCGGAAATGTCATGGGTTTGGCATGTGCAAGCTTCTCCGCACAGTCTTACAAATAAGCCGACTGGTTTAATTGAAGCTTTTTATTCTGGCACTGTTGATTTTGCATCGAGCATACCATCTTACGGATACCAAAATTATTACTCTCTCAAGGCGTACGACGGTACTAATTTGGGAAATGTAAATTTCATAGATTTATACGTTCATAATGACGGTGCAGTTCTGAGTAATACTATCGGCGCAAGAGGTGAAGAATATATCTCAATGGGGGTATATGCTGGTTATTCATGTGAAAGCTTGGCTCCGTGGAATATAAACGCAGACGTTGGAAATACTGGAACATCAACTTATGATCCTATTTTAGCTTTTCAAAACCAGTCAGTGGAACGCGCCCGAATCTACACAGACACAAGCGACAGCCACAAACTTAAATTCGATGTTGGTGGTAGTGATCAGATGGTGATTGACTCTTCAGGCAACGTCGGGATTGGGACGAGTTCGCCAGAAGTTTTACTTCACATAGTTGAAAATGATATTGGGATTTCTCCATTTGGCGGATCTACTTTTGCATCAGAGCGAACCGGAAACAATTATCATAATATTTTAGCGACAGGCGAGAGCGGTATACTTTTCGGTGATGCAAGTGATGCCGATATTGGCTTCATAGTTTATGAGCATAGCTCTGATGAGCTTAGAATTGGAACAAATGCAAATGAAGCATTGAGGATTGATTCCTCAGGCAATGTCGGGATTGGGACGAGTTCTCCGCTAGAAAAACTTCACATTGAATTAGGCTCTGTATCTACAGAAGAGTTCGTAAGAATTTCTCAATCAGATGCGTCAGGAACTAATGATTTTGGATTACTTTTTTGGTCGAATACTGGCACAGGCGAAAGAGGTCGATTAGTAACTTCCAATTCTGGTAATGTCAAACTTAACGCTAATGCAGGTGAGTTGAGATTTCAGACTGGCAGTACCGATAAAATGGTGATTGATTTCACTGGCAATGTCGGCATCGGAACGAGTTCGCCATCTCATAAACTTGATGTTGTGGGAGATATTCAAATTGACACCGGCAACTTAGTCATCGGCACATCCGGCAAAGGTATCGACTTTTCTGCGACTTCTGATGCCGCAGGAGCTACAAGTGAGCTACTCGATGATTATGAGGAAGGGACTTTTACGCCTGTAATTTACTATCGTGACCTTTCAGCAAATGGCGGACTAGGTGCAGACGCTTCATTTTCAATCTCATCCTATACTGCGCAAACAGGGACTTATACAAAAATTGGTGACACTGTAAGAATCAAAATTAGAATCAAAACTAACACTTTATCTGGTGGAGATCCTACGGACGAGGTGAGAATTTCAGGCTTACCGTTTGTCGCAAGTAGCGACATTGCTAGTTATCCAGCGACGATTTTATCGCAAGATTTTTCAGCTAACCCACCTAAAGGCGCGGCGATCATTGGCGGTGACGATATAATCTTTCTATATCGAGACGCATCATCCACAAGTTCACTAACAAAGCTTCAAGTGTCCGACTTATCGGGTGGATCAAATAATAATGACATTTTAATTACAGGTTTATACTACATTTAAAGGAGAGCAAAAAATGGCAATTACAATTGAAGAAATTGAAGATCAAATCGAAATAACTGAGACAGGGCACGTACAAGTGCGATGCCGGAAAATCGTAAAAGATAACGGTGTAGTTATAGCAAGCAATGTTTTGAGCAGGAAAGTAATTTCACCGGGTGAAGATTACAGCAACGAGAGCGCAAAGGTCCAAGCTATTTGCACTGCTGTTCATACTCAAGAAGTTATTGACGCTTATCTTGCGAGCTTACCTCAGCCAGAAGAGGAAGTAGAGGAAGAGCAAGCCGAGGAAGAAGAACAAGTAGAGGAACAAGAGGAGCCAGTAGAATGAAAAAATTTACATTACCAGAATTGAGCGAACAAGATTTGCAAGCGTTGTCACAAGTGCTTGAAGATTACATCAGAAGCGAATCCAATCAGGGACGCGCTAGAATTGCAAGCTTGAAGACTGCGCCGATTCTAAACGCTATCAATTGCGTGCAGGAAGTTAAGAAAGACGATGAAAGTTGATGCCTGTTGTAGTCAAAGAAAAGCGAGTTATCTAGCTTTAAAGTTTGCCTTATCTGAAATAGTGTACAATATATAAAACATAATAGGGACGGGCTACCCGTCTCAATTGTCACTATAGCTTATGAAGATGAGGCACAG